AAATCGTAGGATACACAGAACTAAAAAATTGTTCTGCAACATTTGATGGTACATAAGCAAACTCGTCTAAGAATATGATGTTGTAACTTCCACCCCTCACAGCACTCGCAGAGGTCGAGGAAGCAAGTATTTTAGACCCATTCTCTAGTTCCAGAGAACCTTTATTCCAAGACATAACTCCTTGTTGTAACCAATGAGGGAGATGTTCGTATGCAAGTTGCAGTCTACTTAACAAATCTCTTGCAGTCGCAGCCTTGTTTGCAAGTATAGCAATATTCACACTAGGGTTAAATAACGCATAGTGTAATAGATAAGAAACCATAACAGTAGATTTACCAGACTGTCTGGGTAGTTTACAAATAGTAAAACGATTACTGTGAAATGTACCAACCATTTCTTTTTGAAAGGGGTACATCTTAAAAGGTACTAAACCCTCATCAAGTGATACAATTTTTACATAACTCTGTATGAAGTACAGAGGGTCTTCCATACATCTCTTGTATTCAAATAGTTGTTTCTTAGTCCATTCTTGTTGAACATTTGCTCGTTTAAGATTAGGATTTCCAAGATATGTAGCATCACTCATCACTCTTACCTTTTAACATTTTTTGGAGTTCAGCAGTTGAACCAACAAACAATGCATTAGTGACATTCTTGGGTGCAGAATTAGGAACTTCTTTAAGTTTTCGCATTTTCTCTTGTAAGTCACCTAATTTCTCCGTAACCTCAGCCACTTGTTTAATGAGATTTCCAGCAACTTCATATGCTCTTGGGTGTTCACCCTCTTTTGCAAGTTCTAAAATACCTTCAATAGCATCTTGACCTCTCTCCACAAGTCCGTAGAAATTTTCTCGTTGATATTTATAATCATTCTCTATATCATCTTCATTACTTTTGACAACCTTTTTAGGAACTACAATATTATTTTGTTGAATTGCAGTTTCTACTGGGTCAAAGACTCCAAGAGCTTTATCTATATCTGAAAATGGGTTTTTCATAACTAACCTTTTTTAACATCAGAACCACTAGTTGTATCATAATTTTTTGCATCTTGAAAGAAAGAACTAGTTTCATTAAATCCAAAGTCATCATCTGCATCTGCACTCGCAGGCGTAGGTGTAACTGAATACCTTTGTTCTCTTGTAGGTGTAACTGCTGGTAGGTCTGTATATTGATCTACTTGTACAGTTTTGATAACACTTGAAGAAGTGACTGGGCCGTATAGGTAAAATTTCAAAGTAAATGCAAGTGTGTAGATTATTGCTCTACGACTCTCAAAGTCACCTTGATAGTTATCTTCGTAAGAAACACTATTTAAAATAATAGGTACATCTCGTTTGATACCCATATCTGCCATATCATTAAGTGTAAGTGTATAATCTGGTTGAAAGTAAGGAAGTATTTGTTCTACTATCTGTAACGCATCATCAGAGTTTTTCGCCATTGCGTACAAAGTAATGTCCATGTTATATGGAACAGGCATAAACTGTGTGTCTAATTTATTTGCATCTGAACTAGCTGATTTTACTTTTTTGAATTTCTGTACACGATTTAGTTTTCTTGTTGCATCATATGTCAATGAACCAATTTCAAAACCTAGTCGTGGTAAAGTAATTGCAACTGCATTTGCAAGAGATGGGTCTTGGTCTAAACGAGTTAACCATTTTTGTTTAGGCCCATATGCAAGTGGTACTTTCATTGCCTGTGTTACTACTCCAGAATTGTCCTTACGAACTATCTGAAGATTATTAAACATAGTTCCAAACGCAACGATTACGTTTCTAACTGTCTCGTGATAAAATTGTTGTCCTAACATTATGTGGCACTCCCTACATCACCAAATGGATTTGATTCAGTAAAATCTAATACTGTATCGTCAAGTTGGTCGAATAATTCATTTTGTGAAGTCTTATCCGTAACATAATCACCTACTATGTAGTCCTCTGTAATTATGTATGAATTTGTTCCTGTATCTGCTGCATTTTCCAGAAGAACAGAACCGACTTCGTTTTCAAGTGTAATCTGATATGCTCTCGCATCTGTACTCAAATCACCCTCAATTGCATCAATAGTTGCAATACCTGTGTCCATAACTTCAGATGCATACTCAAATTGTTTACATCTTAATTTATATACTGGGTTATTGTCCAGTTGATAAAAAGGTTCGTCATGGTCTACAAAATTAATCTCAAACATCTTTGCAAAAACTGGGTGATAAACTAAATCTCCCTCTTGTGGCCTGTCTGCATCAGTTGTTGCTACATCTTGTAGTATGTAATAGTTACCAGTAAGTGTTGTAAGATTAGATGAGTTACCAGTTTGGTCTATACTTCCATCTTCTAAAGCAATAGAACCACCACCTTCTTCTAAATTGATTTGACTATCCATTTCTTGAAATCGTTCTTTAGAAACTACGAATGTAATCTCGTTACGATTCTCTAAACCAAACTGTGAGATGATTTCTTTGTCTCCACCGAAACCAGCTCCATCTTCTACATACATTTCGATTGGTTCAGCATTTGTGTATTTAGATAATGCATCTTCACCCAAAACATTATCAAGTGCAACAGTTTCACGATTGACATAATATACATCATGTCCATAAATCTGGATTGCTTCCTTGACTAGATTCTGATATAAACTTCTCTCCGTTGCGATTGAGTGAAGATTACTTGTGTGAAATGCACTATTAACAGCCATTTACTTAACCCTTAAACATATCTATGGGTGGTTCAATTAACATCATCTTTTCTTCTAAATCTCTTATTTCTTCTGTTGCTTGTGAAAATATTTCTGCACCATTCATCTCTACACCACCAAGCATTTGAACTCCATTAAACTTGGAAAGGTTTGCACCCCATTGTCTTTTGATTAGAGCAGTTGCATATCTTTTAAGATAGATATCATCATACATATCTGTGTATGTGTTTGGGTCTAGTTTACGATAACATTCAATAACTAAATATTCGCCTTCGGTAATATCATTATCCCAATCCATATCAATATATAAACGATTTTGGTGTTCTTGGAAACGTAAAGGTTTTTCTCCTACTAAAATATGAGAAAGAAAATCTAAATGTTGCATAGTCATTTCGTAGTGTACAACTGAAGTAGAACTAAAATCATAAAGGTCATTTAATCTAAGTTGATAGCGAATATCAAACATATTATTTGTTGCAGTATTATCAAATGGAAAAATATTTAAAACTGAAATAATAGAAGAAGGCATAGGAATAAAACCTTTACCCTCACTAAAAGATGCAGTTATAGAACTATCTGAAGTATCAGTTGCACTTGTTGTATCATTAGTTTTTGCTCTTGCAATATCATCAGCAGTTACTTGATATTTAAGATACATTTTCTCAATACCATCATAATGATAATGAGAAAAATATTGTAATGCTTCATCTATTCTGTCATCTGCTTGGTCATCAGATACGTTGATATCAATGACACCAAAACCTAAAGCCCTTAGACAATATGATTTAAATGTTGATTTTGAACTTGGTATTGCCATCTTTTTTTCCTTTATCTACTATTTAGTCAATATTAAAGTCCAGCACCAATTGCAATTGCAAATGCTCTAGTCCTTGATTCTACTGCATCAACGAAAGCTTTGATTGATTGTTGTGATGCAACCTTTGTTGCAGAGTTACTTGACATATCATCTTCGTCTAAAAATGCTGTTCCACTTAATCCAGTATTTATAACTGGACTTGTTAAAGTCTTGTTTGTTAATGTTTGTGTTGATGTAAGTAAAGTTATATCACTTGTATTACTCAAGTCTGTACTTGCGATTGTTATGTTCGCAGTTCCATCAAATGATACTCCAGCAATAGTTCTTGCAGTTTCTAATGCAGTTGCTGTTCCAGCATTACCAGATATTCCACTTACAACTAAGTCTATTGTTCCATCACTATCTTGATATGTAACTGCAATATCTGTTTCAGTATTACTACTGAACATTGCACCCACAGTATCTTGAATGACCTCTGATAAATCTATGTTTGCACTACCATCAAAAGAAACTCCATGTATAGTTCGTGCAGTTTCAAGTGTAGTAGCAGTAGCTGCGTTTCCAGTTGTATCTTGATTAAGTGTACCAACAACAAAATCTAATGTTCCATCACTATCTTCGTATGTTACAGTAATGCCACTTTCAGTATTACTACTAATCATTGCACCAACTACATCTTGTAGTTGTTCATTAGTTATTGTATCACCAGCATCAGCACCAACAAACTTATTAGTAGATGCCTGATACTTTAGAAACTTACCATCTACTTTTACTGAGTCTCTATCAACATCATCCATAAACTCAAGTCTAACTTCACCACCACCAGCACCAGACATTTGTGTTGATGCAATTTGTTGTGCAATAAGTGATCTAAAGTTATCAAATTCTTTTCGTAGAGTTGCAATCTGATTGACTTCTTCTGTAATTTCAGTCTTTCCCTCTAGACTGTCTAGATGGACAATTGCTTTGTCAATCATACTTGCAGTTTTTTCTACTGAAGTAGGTTCTTCAGATATCGTGTCTACCTTAATCTCATCAACGACAATATCTTCAGAATTTGGTTCTGTTATTGTGGAAAATATTTCTTCAAGTGCTTGGAGATTAACACTTTCATCAACTGGTTTCGGATTTTCTTCTGGTTTTGTAATTTCACTAAAAGTATCTGCAAGATTAGTAATTATGTCTAATTCATTTTTTTCTTCTAGTGATAAACGTAACTCAACTTCAATCTTTGCTTCTTCGTGTGCTTCATTAAGTCCACTAAAAAGTTCTGTGATGTCTGCTTGTTCTATCTTAGGAACATGAGGTGCATTAACTTTAGTATCTTTTGCAATAGACTCTAGGTCTTTGAAAAGATTGGTAATGTCTGATTTCAACTCAAGTTGTTGAGATGGCATAATATTCCCCTTTGTTAGTATTTATAAAAAGGGAAATACCTCTAATCTGCATCCTCTATTGTGTTGCCTTCAGCTACCCATTCTTGGATTGCTTGGTACTCTGTGTTGTCAGGGTCTATTCTAACGTGCTTATATCTATTATTTCCTAAAAAAAGTTGAATATGTGTTTTGTTAACACCTTCCATATCATACAGGTATTTTGCACTAATAAAATTAATCATAATTCACTCTCCAACAATACGTCATATATAAACCAGTTAGTAACTGAATCATTAAATATCTGAATTAAACCATTACTGCTATAATCAGTTTCAGCTGCACCAGCAGAAATAGTATAACTTATATCTGGTTTATCTCTCATTCGTGGGTATCCCATTCTTACAAAACTATGAACATTTACATAATCGGCATTATATAATCTGTTGTCATTTTGGCTACCTGTTCCATATTTCAAAAGGGCATTACAATATCTATGACACAAAGCTAGTTCTTCCCCATATGACCTATGCTCAAATGGTGTGGCTTGTTCGCCTACTTCTAGTTGGATGCCAGTTATGTACCAATTATTGTCTGTGCTATCTGCTAAATTAACTTGTCCTGCTGCTCTATTAGCTTGTGTGGTATGCCAAGTTGTTCCTAAAGTTCCACTTGATATATTACTTCCTGCTCCCATATACCAATGAATACCTAAACCAACACCATTGTCATCTGCAAAAGCCCCTGTTGTATCAGCAGGAAATGTTAGTGTGTGATTTTCCCAAGTGTTAGCAGAAGATATTGTGTAAGCTAAAGAAACAAATCTACTATTATCATTATCTAAAAGTTCTACAATGTGTGTTCCTGTCTTACTTGATTTAACCCAAAATTTAAGAGTAACTTTTTCTGCATTTGATGTACCTTTTTTCATATTTTGGCAATCTTGAGATTCAAGTTTAGTTCTTACATAAAGACTATCTGATGCTCCAAAACTAGTGTCAGCAGTCGTGCAATCCATCTTTAATGAGTTTGCAAAACCTTCACCAGTTGGCACATCTGTATCTTGGCTCATTGTCCATGTGCCACCATTAGTTATAGCAACTTGCCATCTGTCTATGGTGTAGTATCCAGTTGATGTAATACTTGCCTGACTTGTGCCTCTCTGAGCAACTTGCATTGCACCATTGATAATCATATTCCTTCGCCCACCAATCTGTGAATTGGTTAGGACTTCACCCATCTTTGCTAATTCTGCTGCTTTGGTCATCTGTTACTCCCTAACCACAATATAATGCAC